TACATAATACTCAATGGTGAAGGTACATCCTGATTTGGCATCTTATCAGGTTCGCTGTCCAACATCACTGCATAAAGGATTTCTCCATCATCAGGATCAGTGGCAAAGAGTCCCTGCTCTTTTACCAGGAAACTTGTCTCCACATCATCAGATGTTGCCACACCAATAACACTACAAATCGTAGGGTCCGCCTCACTCACCTCACAGGAGCTGATACCAATTACCAAACGAGGTGACTTTAAATCCGTCATAGTATCAATTTCCTCTGGTGTCACATTGCCAGACCCTATCTTCATTCTAGTGAATGTAAGAGTCGTAAGCCCTGCTGTCACCTTGGCATCAAGGGCACGCCCCTTGGCTGTTAATTGTGTTTCTGACCAGTTGCTCATGAAATAATAACCTCCTTATATGTCTGCACCGCAATGCCTCGATACTTCTTAGTTGTTATTACAGTATCTTTGGACCGTGGCGGGCCAATAATATACGATCTCATGGCAGATACCGCACATCCACGATATCTTGTTAGTGGGATAAGCCGTTGGAATCCAAGACCATCAAGACTGCTTCGTGTATTCTTAACAGAATTAATGGCCTGAACTATCCTGCCTAATTCATCTTCGTCGGGAATACCAGCATGAATAGTAATTACCTTGAAACAATAAGGATTCCCACCATATTCCCAATTCTCCTGTATCTCAGCATTCTGAAAACAGGTTTTAATTACACCATCTACAGCGTAATTTGTTCCCATGTGGCGATGATAATCAATGGACTTCTTCACCAGCTCCCGGCGAACCTCCAATGGTAAATCTTCATCATAGAAATCAACGTGCCATTGCCAGGCAAGAGAATCAATGGTGTCACTGTCCAGCTCATCTATACGGCTTATCAATGCGGGATCGGCCGTCTCGGGATAGATGTCCTTCAGTGCAGCATCAATTACCTCCGTGATTTTTCTGATGTGCTCATCCTCCAGGAGGTTTTCCGGCATTATGTCCAATAATCCATAATTAGCCATCTTCCAGCCCTCCATAGATCACGGTGACATTATCCGCCATGGCCACGCTATGAAGGCCAATAACAGTGAATGTTGGAGATGTAACCTCCACTCTCTTGGCACCCGCCACTATAATGTCACGTATCAGCCTGCTTGGATTCAGATCACGGCCCAGCTTCAGCCTCTGCCACACAATGAAATCATTTACTGCTTTTGTCACAGCCTCCTGAATGGCCACAGCCTGAGTGCTATCCGCAGAATCAATGTAATAGGTCAGCGTAATGTCATAATCTGTCACCGTAGGGTCACTGACCGAAACATTATCAGTCAGATAATGGACCTTAGGTGATGTAATATAGCTTGCAATAGCATTCTTCAACTCCGTATCTGGCAGGGTACCGTCCTTATTCAGCGCGTAGATAACCACATCACCAGGCCTAGCGGATTCACCAGCAGCCACCCTGTCCTCAGGGCCTTCCACAAAAACATCACCTATGAGCTCAGATACAGATTTGGTGTGGTACTTGTACCAGCCATCTGTACCGCTGCCAAAAGCCTCAGGAGCTTCCCTGATTCTTTCCCGATAGCTTTCATCATCCTCCTCATCAGCACCACCCTCAGTTGTGGTGGTATTGACCATGGATGCCACATAGCCCACATTATCAATAATCTTTGAGATTTCCCCAGCAATATAGCCATTGCCAGATTCTCCGGCAACCTCACAGCTGGCACTAACATTTGCTGTTGTCTGCCCCGCCGCAATATCTAAATCAGTATCCGTGGCAAATACCACATTATCCTCACTTGATACCCTTGTTCCCGCTGGAACCGTGACAATGCTGTCCCTTGCAGCTGACAAGGTTACCTTTATGGTGGTAGTGGCCTTGGAAGCCTCCAGCCTATAACAGCCCACCAGTAAACCAATGTGATCAAGATAATCTCCAGTAGCATAGGCCAGCATGTTCATCTTGGCTGAGAAGTTAATCTGGTTCAGCAGCCAAATAATAATGGCAGCCAAGGCCTCAAGAAACAGTCTGACAGGATGGGCCCTTGATAAGGTGGTACCCGTCAGCTCCTCGTAGCCCGAAATAATATTTTGTTTTATTGTGCTTGTGTCCGTCTCAACAAAGTTTATGTCCTTCACTTTATCGCCACCCTTACTTTTGGAATCAGCAGCCCTTCCATGCCATCGCCGCCCCAATCAATGGATACCAGCTTAGCTCTGGGCTCATACAGCTCTATTTTTTCCTTAATTTCCTTCACCAGCAGAGGCCTAATGACATTTACTGGCTTATCAATAACCGTTGAATCAATGCCAAAATCCCTGTCCAAAGGAACACTGCCCTGCAATGTGGTAAGGATGGTTTTGACATTCTGAATAACCTCCTCCAGCTCACTTGCCGGAAATATAATGATATTCTCCAGAGTAGCCGTAACATCAACTATTTGCATCATCCTTCACCTCATTTTCTATGTACTCCTTAAGACTTATGGAGGCCACACAAGATAGTATTTCGCCGTTGCCCATAAACTGCTCCGCTTTCTCGGAAATAGACTCAATAACCCATTTGTTTTCTCCAATAGGCTCATCCCCTAAAATAAAAGAGAGTACCGCGCCTTTTTCGCAATACTCTATTAGCTGGTCCATTTGCTTCCGTGGGTTATATCCCAAATAGGAGCTGATGCGCACATCAAAGCTGATTGTCTGTAATTTTGGTCCTGTAAATTCAAGGAGAGGCTTGCTACCAATCACCTCATGCTCAGCATAGTTGGCAGATATGTTCTTGCCATAATTATCCAAGGTAAGAATCCTGTCATAGTTTGATACCTCAAAGGCTATCTCACCCAAAGAGCCGATCTTGCTCTCCTTGTTCTTTACGGGACCCAACATATCCAGAAGTGTTTCCCAAAAACTCATTCCACCACCTCCTAACCGCAAAATACATTAGGACTTCCAGCTGTATGGTTTCCAGTTTCCCCGCAGGATTGGCAGGTTGTTACATCTCCAATTCTGGTCACTGGAAGGCCATTACAGAACACCGTTCCCGAACCCGTTGTACTGGCAAAGGTTCCGCCATGCGGGCAATTGGTAGGCCCCGTATCAGTAAGCCTATGAAGTCCTAAGCCATTTACAAATACATCAAGGCTGGTAGTGCTGTTGGTTCCTGTTCTGCCATGAGGACAGCAGGGTAAACCAAGATTACATACACCCGTTGTGTTGTCACTTAGTCTTGTAACCGCTGGCATAACTCCGCCCCCCTAGTTCAAATCAATTCTCGCACCATTAATAGTGATGTTACCGCTGACGATAATCTTCAAATCACCGCTGGAGTTATCGTGCTCTATATAATCACCATTGGCAAATTTGATGCGCCACTTATTGGGGTCTGTACACTCCGGAGGTTGGGCCTCGGAATAATAGCTGCCAATAATTACACCATCACCATTAGTGCTATCATCTGGTACCTCAACAATAACCTGTTCACCTATGCCTGGCATGTGGTAGCATTTATCCTTGCCCGTTGCCTCATAACGTATAGGAAGCTCAGCTGATACCATATGCTGGGCATCGTTAAAAACAACACGGGCTCGCCCCAAAGCTGGATTTATGCTGGATACTTTCCCGTATTTAGTAGCCATCCAAACACCTTCTTATATCAATATCACAGCTGTATCCGCTGTTTGATACCTTGTGAGAGGTCTTTTCTATCAGATATTTGCCATCAAATTTATGGAAATCTTCCAAAGTGATGGTAAAGCCCGACATGAAAATACCGCCTCCATCAATAATAGGCACACCGCCAAAAGCAATGCGCCCTGTCACTTCATCCTTATTCTTAGCTCTCAGTTCTCCCTTGGCCAGCTTCTCAGCCTCCGCCACATTGGCCACCTCTTTATGTACCTCCAAGGTCTGCCCATCTTCCTTATTCGGATCTGTGAAGGTGAACTCCACCAGCTGGCCCTTCTTGGCATTTTCATACCGCACATGGCAGGCCTTATATACATCCCTTGTCTTGGAGCGGAAGCTATAGGAGCCTATCCTGCTTTCACCCTTCTTTATAGTGGTAACAGGGTCATTGCCATCAAGATCGGGAATGTAATACACATCCAGCTGACTGTCTGACAGTCTCACGCCATAGCCCTTTTCCTTGGCCACCCTTGTGAGAAATGCCAGA